GGTGATGGAGTCTTTATGGGCAAAAATAGATCTACAGATGATGGGACGAATCCAAAACTCACATTCAATAATGAGAGAAGTACTGGTGGAAATTTAATATATGCATCAGAAAATATTGTTTATGATACTGTAACTCCATACATAGATGCAATTGTCCCAGGACCTATAGTCAATCTAACTGGTAAAATAAGAACTGTTAGTGCAACGAGTTGCAATGGTACTGAAATATCATTTACAGATCTTGGATATGAAGACATACAATTAAATACCCCAAATAAATTGAATTCCTTGAGAATGGTTGCCTCAAAAACAAATGCTGATGAATACCTAACAAATATTCCTAGAAGTAGATCTCAAACATTAGCACTTACATTAAAGACAGATAATTATAATCTGTCCCCAATGATATTCTTAGATACTACTACAACTGAATATAAAAAAGCAAGAATAAACAGACCAATTGATAATTATATTACAAATTATTCAACTTCATCAAATATACTCGATCCCCATGAAGCAGTTTATGTTTCCAAAACTGTTCGTCTTGCACAACCATCAAATACATTAAAGGTTATTTTATCAGCATATAGAGATTCTTCTGCAGATTTCAGGGTAATGTATTCTTTAATTAGATCTGAAACAAATACAAGTTTACCAAATTATGAATTATTCCCAGGATATAATAATTTAACTACTGATTTAAATCTTGATGGTTATCTTGATATTATAGATCTTTCTAACAACAGTGGATTGCCTGACAAGTTTGTTAAAGGTAGTACTGAAAATGAATTCTTACAATATGAGTACACGGCACCAAATGTGGGATCTTTCGTAGGATTCTCAATAAAAATTGTTATGTCATCAAGTAGAATGGACAGATATCCCAGATTTAAGGATATTAGAGCAATTGCATTAGTATGATGAATTTAGTTAAAGTAAAAGGACATTCAAATCTTTATAGAGATAAAGATACTGGCGCTATTGTCAATAACGACATCTCCGCATATGAACAATACCTAAATAGTGTTTCATCTAGAATGAACACAAAGAGGGAGATTGAGCAATTAAAAACTGATGTAAATGAAATTAAAAACTTATTAAAGGAGTTAATAAATGCATCCAAATGATATTGAATTAGAAAATTTGAGCAAAAATTTTGAATATCATAAATTATCCTCAGAAATAGATTCATGTGATTGTATTGACACAATCAAAAATGTTGCCAAATCTTATATTAAACTATATTTTAAGCAGCAGGAAATTATATCCTCATTTAAAATATAAATAACTTAAGAACCTAAAATTTAGATAAAATGGCAGCACCATTTTCATTGAATTTGTCTGTTAATACTTCAACATCATTTTCACAAACTTTTACATTAACTGGCGATGATGGCGCGGCTTTAAATTTATTAGAATATACCTATGAATCTCAACTGAGAAAACATTCTTCTAGCAGTTCTTATGTTAGTTTTGCCACAACTGCTATTACACCAAGTAATGGGGAACTTACATTATCATTAGAACCATCTGATACTGCAGATTTGAAGCCGGGGAGATATGTATATGATATTGTGTTGACAAAAACAAGTGATGGTTCCAAAACTCGTGTTTTGGAAGGATCTGTAATAGTTTCAAAGACTGTAACAAGGTAATAGAAAATGGCAAAACCATCAACTAGACAAGGATTAATAGATTATTGTTTAAGAAGACTTGGATATCCGGTTTTAGAAATAAATGTAGATGATGATCAATTAGATGACATGGTTGATGATGCAATACAGTATTTTAATGAGAGACATTTTGATGGTGTCGAGAGAATGTATCTCAAATACAAAATCACTCAATCTGATGTTGATCGAGGAAAGGCAAAAGGAACTTCTGGTGTTGGAATTGTAACTACAACAGCATCATCTACAGATACTGGAGCAGGATCATTTACTTCCAGTTTTTATGAAACTTCCAATTTTATACAAGTTCCGGATTCAGTTATTGGAATAGAGAAAATATTTAAGTTTGACACCAGTTCGATTTCTGGTGGAATGTTTAGTATAAAATATCAGTTATTTTTAAATGATCTATATTATTTTAATTCTGTTGAATTGCTTCAATATGCGATGACGAAGAGTTATCTTGAAGATATTGATCATTTATTGACTACAGACAAGCAAGTAAGATTTAATAAAAGGCAAGATAGATTATATTTGGATATAGATTGGGGATCACAAACTGTTGGAGATTATATTGTCCTTGATTGTTATAGAGCACTTGATCCATCAACATTTACACAAATATATAACGACAGTTTCTTAAAGCAATATTTAACTTCCCTAATTAAAAGACAATGGGGTCAAAATCTTCTTAAGTTTAGAGGTGTTAAACTTCCTGGAGGTGTTGAATTGAATGGGAGGGAATTGTACGATGACGCCGAAAAAGAATTGGCAACACTAAAACAAAGAATGGCTGCAGAGTATGAATTGCCACCATATGACTTCATAGGATAATTATGACATTAAATCCATTTTTTCTTCACGGTTCAGATTCTGAACAAAGACTTATACAATCTTTAATTAATGAACAATTGACCATGTATGGTCTTGAAGTTTCATATTTGCCCCAAAGATTTGTTAGAAAAGAAACTATATTAGAAGAAGTTAGAACATCAAAATTTACTGAACAGTATAAAATTGAAGCATATTTAAGTAATTATGGTGGATATTCTGGGTCTGGAGATATACTTAGTAAATTTGGTATGCAGTTAAAGGATGAAGTTACTTTAATAATTTCAAAAGAACGATTTGAAGATTTTATTTCTCCATTTTTAGAGACTATTCCAGACTCAGAAAATAGTACTTCCTTAAGACCTAGAGAAGGAGATCTAATTTGGTTTCCTTTGGGCGGAAGACTGTTTGAAATAAAATTTGTTGAGCATGAACAACCATTTTATCAATTGGGAAAAACATATGTTTATGAATTAAAATGTGAACTATTTGAATATACTGATAGTTCTCTAATTAATACATCTCTAAATGAAATAGATGAATCTCTTGAGTCTTATGGTTATATTAAATCTTTAACTTTGATTGGATCTGGAACCACTGCTACCGCATCTTCAGTAATAAATCAAAATCTGGGGTATGTTAGTAATATAAAACTGATTGATGATGGTTATAATTATACCACTGTTCCTACTATAACTATTGATAGTCCTCCTTCTGGAGTTCGAGCAACTGCTGTTGCAATTACTTCATGTACCGCAAATTACTGCTCGATAAAATCAATATACCTAACTAATGCTGGTTCTGGATACATATCTGTTCCAAATGTAATTATTTCTGGATCTACTGGTGTTGGAGCAACTGCAGTTGCAGAAGTTATACTTGAAAAATCTCTAGGAATAGGAACTATCACTGTAGATAGTGGTGGATCTGGGTACACTTCTAATCCAAAAGTTACATTCTCAAATCCAGATGGTGGAGTTGCTTTGGCAACTGCAAGTATAAGTGGTTTAGGTACAGTATTATCTATTGTTGTTACTGATGGTGGATGGGGATATACTTCAGCACCAGAAGTAACAATATCTGGATCAGATTCTTCATTCGGAACTACTGCAACTGCAACTGCAATAATTAGTGGATTGGGAACAGTATCATCCATAAGAATAGATAATGGTGGTACTGATTATATAAGTGATCCTACTGTAACAATATCTAGTAACATTCAATATAAATCTGGATTATCCACGGCAACAGGTTTTGCTAATGTAAATTCTGCTGGAGTAGTCACTTCAGTATACATGACATCTCCAGGATATGGATATACTGTCGCACCAACGCTTACTGTAGCAACTCCTTCAGTTGTTACTGGTATTGGAACATATATACTTAATGAAGTTGTAACAGGAGGAACATCTGGAGCAACTGCTAGAGTTAAAGATTGGAATGTAGAAACAAAAATTTTACAAGTTGGTACTATAATTGGATCTTATGTTGATGGAGAAACGATCACAGGATCTACATCTTCTGCTAGTTATACAATTTTTGATGTTGGTGAAAATGCTGAGTATGAAGATAAATACGAACAAAATGATGAAATACAAACAGAATCAAATTCTATAATTGACTTCACAGAAAAAAATCTATTTGGGAATTACTAATGTTAGGAACTTACTTTTATCATCAAAATATAAGAAAAACTATTATTGCCTTTGGTAATCTTTTTAATAACATTATTGTTAAATCAAAAGATGCTGATGGAGACACTTTTAGTGAAATAAGAGTTCCACTTTCTTATGGACCAACCCAAAAGTTTTTGGCAAGATTAGAGCAACAAGAAAAATTAAACAAACCTGTTGCAATTACATTGCCAAGAATATCTTTTGAGATGAATTCTCTTAAATATGATCCTAGCAGAAAAACTGGAATAACACAATCATTTAAAAGTGTTGGGTCTGATGATAAGACTAGAAAAGTCTATATGCCAATTCCATATAATATTGGTTTTGAATTAAATATTATGACAAAGTTTAATGATGAGGTTCTTCAGATTGTTGAGCAAATTTTGCCATTTTTCCAACCATCATTTACAGTTACTGTTGATATGACAGATGTAATTAATGAGAAGAAAGATGTACCAATTGTCTTAGATTCAGTTTCATTTAGAGATGATTATGAAGGAGATTTTTCTACTAGAAGATTAATTTTATATACATTACAATTTACTGCAAAGACCTACATGTTTGGTCCAATTAGTGATAGCACTGATTCACTAATCCGTAAGGTTCAAGTTGATATGTATGCAGGTACAGATACAACAACGGCTAGACGTGAAATGCGATATACAGTTCAACCAGATCCAGTTGATGCTGCTCCAGATGATAATTGGTCATTTGATGAAGATTGGCAGTATCTAGGAGACGCAAAAGCATATAGTCCTGTTCAACAATCTGACGTATAATTAAATGAGTAAAAATTTTGATGATTTAAATGATACTTTTAATACTTCTATGGCAAGTGATGATAGATCAATTATGAAATCTCAGGAAGTAAAACCTGAAGCAATGAAACCTGGTGATATAAAGAAAGATTATGAATATACGAGAGCAAATTTATATTCATTAATTGAAAAAGGTCAAGAAGCAATTAATGGAATTATGGAACTTGCAAGTGAAAGTGATAGTCCTCGCGCATATGAAGTTGCGGGACAATTAATTAAAAGTGTTGCAGATACAACAGACAAATTAGCAGATCTTCAAAAAAAGATTAAAGAACTTGAAGAGGATAATGTAAAACAAACAACTAATGTGACAAATAATGCACTGTTTGTTGGATCAACTTCGGACCTATCTAAACTACTAAAGAAAGGTTTTCTAAATAATAATAGTATTGAAGACTAGTATAAATGAAATCCTGTAAGAAAGGATATTACTATTGTTTTACTGATAAAAAGTGCAAAAAAATCCCTAAAGGATGGCACTTAATGAACAGTGGGCGCATAATGCGCGATGAAGAGCATGAAGAAAATAAAAAAAAGACTGAAAATGGAAATAATTCAAATGGCAATGGAAATGGGAACGGGGACTCTAATGGGAGCTCTGATGGCGGCGGAATCGCGGAAGGTTGGAGTGCTAAATATAAAAAGTCCATCGATTGCAATAACCCAAAAGGATTCTCTCAACGAGCACACTGCCAGGGTAGAAAAAAAATGAATGAAGCAAAGAATGGCGATCATGAAGTCTCAATGGCACAATCTCAGCTCAAAAATTCAGCAGAAAATATTGCAAAGTTGAGAAAAAAACTAGGTAAAAGGGAAAGAGATATTCCTGCTTGGATGCAAGCAAAGATCACCGATACTGAACATAATACTGATGCTGCAGCAAGTTATGTAGATAAAATAAGTGAAGCAAGAGATGGTAAGTCTGCTAAAGATAAGGACTATTCACTTCGTGATTGGTTTGCTGGTGGTGGATGGGTTCAGGCAGGTGGCAAATATGATGGCAAACCATGCGCCAAGCAACCTGGTCAGAAGACCAAACCATTCTGTCGTGATGCTGATGATAGAGCAGCGATGAGTAAGGATGATAGAGAAAAAAGAGCAAGGAAGAAGCGTAAGAAAGATCCAAACCCCAACAGAAAGGGTAAGGCAAAGATAGTAAGAGAGACCCATTCGAATTGGAGAGTTGAACTAGAGCAACTGTTTGAAGGTGATACTCCTCGCGGAAAAAGACCAAAGGTGGGTGATACAATTACGGCAGATATGACACAACCAAAACCAAATCCACCAACAATAAGACAGAGAGTGAGATCTGCTGGTTCAAAATATGGACCAAAAGCATTTGAAACCGAAATGCCAGTTTTTAGCACAGAAGAAAAGGATGCTTGCTATAGAAAGGTCAAGTCTCGTTATTCTGTTTGGCCAAGTGCTTATGCTTCTGGTGCTCTAGTCAAGTGTCGTAAAGTTGGTGCAAAAAACTGGGGAAATAAAACTAAAAATGAAGGTTATGATTACTCTAACTGGAGAGATGACTTCAAACTAACGGAATATGAGTTTATAGATTTAATTAAACCAGATCCAATGAAAGGTTTGAGTGAAGCAAAGTTAGATAAGTGTGAAAAAAATAAAATTGAAAAATATATTAAAGGAATGAAAAAGAACAAAGGTTCTTTTAATGATAACTATGGTTCCGATTCAAAATCTGTAATGTATGCAACTGCCACAAACATGGCAAAGAAAGCGTGTAAAGAAGAGTTCTCTGATTGGAGAACTCAACTTGGCGAAGATTGGCAGAAAGTGAATAAAGGAGACAAGACTGATGGTATGAGTCAGAAAGCAGTTGATGCTTACAAGCGTGAGAACCCAGGTTCCAAACTCAAGACTGCTGTAACTGAAAAGAATCCTGGTGGTAAGAGAGCAAAGAGACGCAAGTCATTCTGTGCTCGCTCCAATGGTCAGAGAAAGATGCACAACATCGATTGCTCTGAGACCCCAGATAAAGCAATTTGTAAAGCACGCAAACGCTGGAGATGCTGATGAAAAGTTTTCAACAATTTCTATCCGAAAGTATCACCATCAACGGTGACTTCAATGGAACCCTTAATGTTGGGGGTTCTCAACCAGAACAACCACAAGAATCTTTCTTTGCTGATGTTATGTGGGAAGGCAAACTTTATCGCCTAGAAGTAGAAGGTGCAATGCTTTCCAAGAATGAACTCGCAGAACAAATTCAAGGAGAGTATCCTGGAGCGATTGTTCATCAGATCTATCCTGGTCAGGTAAATAACTCAAGAATCAAAAACGCACAGAGATATCAACCAGAAAGATTATCGTGGAGTGATTAATGGCTCAGTGGAATAAAAACGAACAAGATTATCTAAATCAAGAAAGATCTCTATTTGAAGTTTTCAACATCGCAGATCACTGGGGAAACCAAACAGACTGGAGACCTCAGTTTTCTGACAATAACAGATTAAAGGTTGCTCCCTTCCAAACAGTTTTCTTCAATACCTTCCAGTATGGTAAGGAGACTGATGTTTGGGATGAGAGTTTAGTTGGTGTTGCAACTGCTACTCATAATCCCAATTCCAGTAATGTGGTTATGGAAGTTGGTTCTACTGCTGGTAGTAAGGTTGTCAGACAGACTAAACAGGTAATGAGATACATTCCTGGTAGACCAGCGACTCTCGCATTTGCAATTCGT